CCCTTTTCAGGCATTCGCTCACTACAGCTTATCCAACCATCCGGAGTTACCGGAGAGTTGCCACCGGGAATATTTTCCGGAATATTTTGTTGTGCGTTTTGTGGTTGTTCGGATTTACCCTGAAGCATGGCGTCGCTCCGCTCTATACCATCCAGCGCGATTCGCAGTGCCTGAATTGTGGTAGTGCTATCGTTTGGGGCTATTCCATATCGCTCGAATACAGCTAAATGGTTGCGCATAATCTCAGGCGTAAGCTCTTTGTAAGCATAAGCAAGAGACCCTGATGCATTATCCGGCACTACTGGCGCAGGCGCGGCAGCATAAACAGGAATAACGTCCGATTGATCTTTATTGCTTTCATCCGTCAAAGTCCAGAATAATTTTCCGGCCGGATGTTTGAAAATATAAGCAACTGGTTCTGCTTCCAGTGATGCCAGTGCAATTCGTGCCAGTTCTTCCGCTTCTTCTGCTGGCAGTACAACGTTGCTACCCGGTCCGTATGTTTCGCGCCACTGCTGGATTGTCAGCAGGCGTTCTTTGGTAATAGTGGTCATGCCGCGTTTCCTTCTTTCTTATTAACAATTACACCGTCATATATTTCATTAAGGTGCCCTCTCAACTCCATGCGCCTTAATGCCGATAACATGTAATCGCATTCAACCTGCTTATTTCCAGTAAATGGCTTATCGTCAGGATTACCCCAACAGCAATTACCCTTGGGCCACCCATGTACTTTCCGTACTCTTCCGTTAACAACGTGAAGTAATCCCCAGCCAGGTGGTAAATCCTCAATTGAAATAATTCCCGGCTCACTAATAAAGAATCGCCAGTCGCCCATTCCAAGAGACGGATTTTTACGAAAACGCTTTTTTCTGTCTGCCAACAAGTCAGCACGAGAACATTTCGCCTCTATCAGGCATGATGCTGAATTTCTGAATCCCATAGCATCTGGCTGTTCTCCGGTACTGGTTACAGCTATAAAGCGGTCATGAAAACAAACCTTGAACCCGTTGCGCTTAAGGAACTTGTACGCAATCTGACAGAGTTCGCGGTGTGTTAACGCCATATCACTCTCCTTTGATGCGAATGCCAGCGGCGCGCTCAGCTTCATTTTGTTCCCAAAACCACTTGTGAAGCGCCATAAGCTTTTCGTCAATCGGTGCATATTTGCGATTAAAGTAGGCCTGAGCATCTTTCTCAGATTCGTCCGGCAATTCGCCTGGGCCAAACAGTGTGTTATAAATCCATGCCAGTCCGCTCTTAGCGTCGCCAGTTGCCTGCCATTCGATAATGGCAGCCTGCATGACCAGAATGTTTTTCCCGATTAATAGGTCCAGTTCTTTGTACCGGTTGCGGATGTATGCATTCTCGCTTTGTAATTCAGCGTTGCGCTTCTCTGCGGCCTCAAGCCCAACACGCAGCTTCCCTACCGTAAGCGCAATATCCTCGTTCTCCTGGTCGCGGCGTTTGATGTATTGCTGGTTTCTTTCCCGTTCATCCAGCAGTGCCAGCACAGTAGCCGGATTGGCTGCAGCGATGAATTCAGCATTGGCCTGCTGTTCCATTTGGAAATCTTCATCGAAACCGCTTTCAGGATGCGCTCCTTCAATTCTGCAAATGGGAAGATATCCAACAACTTCACGATGAATTAGCGCATCACCAGCATCAAATCTCTCCTCTCCATATTCGAGCGACCACACACCACACGTTGCTTTCTCTGCCTTTTCACGCAGTGCCTGATAGTCAATCTTGCTCACTGGTTGCCTCCTGCTTTTCTGCCTTCAACACCATGCGAGAACCATCATCCAGCTCCCACACTATCTCACCACCTTCAGCCATGACCAGTTGCCACACCAATTGAGCAGCCTCATTGGTAACATCACGACCTGGATCATTGCCAACGCGCATACGTCCACCTTCAACATCGCGCATTTTTGCCAGCATGATAGTTTTTGATAGCGGTGAAAAACCAAGCTGTAGTCGTGCTGAATTACTCACTGGTTGCCTCCTTTGCGCCACATCGCATTCAGATATTTGTTGTCATTAACAGAACCGAAACTATTTCTCTTAAGCAATTCCTCTCTCGATGGCATTGGCTTTACGCGTTGGCGAATAATCATTTCTGCCGGAAGAATGCCGGGATTGTATGCAAGTCCTCTCATGGTAAATTCCTCAGTCATTACTGATAGCGCCATAGCGTGAGCGGTAATTACGCAGGCGTGGGTCAATTTCAGGGAAGTGGGTATATGTGGCTTTGCGGAATGGTCGGATTGATGTCTGGTAAATTCGCTCGCGTTCTTCTTTCTCTGCAAGCCATATACAATGGCGAAATTCCTTTTCCTCTTTCGTTTCCTGCGGTAGCGACATTATCAGGTCGTAGTTTTTTCTGAATTTATCCAGCACCTCCAATACGGAATTGCCGGAACAGCGGCGCGGGTCATCCGCACCATACAGAGGCGCTGGCATAATGGGAGCCTTATTTTCAGTAATCAGAAAGCAGGGTAATCGTTCTGGCTGTAACCATAATCATCTGCATGATTCTGGCTTACGTTTTTAGAGCGATTGTCTTTATCTTTGAGATTGGCAACCATGTTGGCGATAGTTTCTGGTTGCTTGCCTTCTGCCTTTTCTTTAAGGGTTTGACCTGTTTGTGCAATAAACGGGATGCGTATTTCCATCTGGTAGCTGTCTGCGCCAGTCTTTTTGTTTGTGGTTAATACTTTCTGGAGCACTAACCCGATTTTCTTTCCATGAAATTCAGGTGCAACAAATTTACTGGCGGAAACCATATGCTGCGTTAATTGTCCAATCCCGGCACACCCCATCATGGCGTGAACGACATTTGCGCCAAATTTGTTTTCCGTTCCGTCATTTTTCTGAACACAGACGCTAAGATATTGGATTTTACGTCCGTCGTCAGATTCGCCAGAAAACTCAATAAATTTGGCTCCTTTTTCTGATTGCTTTAGTTCTGCTTCAGTAATGGTAATGATATGAGCACCAGTTTCGTTAATAAAACCACCTTGCCCTGCGGTCAGTGCTGCTTCTTCGTTATAAGTAAAAATCACGTTGCTCATGCGGCGTTTTCCTTAATTTGATGAACATTATTGATGCCGTAGTAATCACAAACAGTGGCATCGACGAAAGAGAGATCGTTATCAATCTCATTGGAATCAAACATTCCCATTGGGGATTTAACAGTGTCTGCACCGTTGTTTTTCGTGGTGAAAAAGAACTGGTCATCGTGGGTAAGAGTGCGAAGAACTATAGTAAACATGCCTTCGACAGTGATTTTCTCGTCCAGCATTTTGCCGATAGTTTTCATTTTCACGCGCCCCATAGGGGTTTCTTCGGTATGTGCAAGAAAATAGACTCTCAGGTCATCAGGTGCATCCTGTGCAGCCTTAATCACCTCCCATGCGTGGCGGCCTATCTCAGTAAATTTATCAAACGATTTTTCTTCTGAGCGGCGCATAAACTCATTGCTCATCACATACTGGAAGTCATCAACAATAACGATTCTTTTTCCGTATTCGTGAGCACGCTTAATTACAGCAACTATTACGTGCCATTTGTCAGTGGTAACTACGGTTCCTTTTTTTGCTCTGGCATCCCATGCAAGCCAGTCTTTTGATTTAAATGGTAGCGGCTTGCCTATTGGTTTTATAAGTATTGCTTCCTCTGGATTGATATTTCTCATGCTGGTTGACTTTCCGGTGCCAGATTCACCGAGTATTAATGTCGCAGTTCCCATAATTTGCCTCAGAATGGTAATTCGGATGGGCAGGAAAGAAACTCGCGCTCATTCATGCGCTCTCTTTGTGCCTGCCATAAACAAAGTTGTTTCTTTGATTTATCTCCCGCCTTACGCCAGTAACGAGCCTCAGCAATGTGATATTCTCTTTTTAATCGACTTAACTCTGGGGTTTTCGCCAGTTCTACCGGAATCATTTTGACCTCCATTTTCTGTAGGCTTCTACGGCTTCACGAAACATCTTTTCATCGCCAATAAAAGTGGCGATAGTGAATTTAGTCTGGATAGCCATAAGTGTTTTATCCATTTTTGGGAACTCCTGGCTGATTAAGTACGTCGATGAGTCGTTTCCATCCGTCACGTAATTTGCGGGTGATTCGTTCAAGTAAAGATTCGGAAGGGCAGCCAGCAACAGGCCACCCTGCAATGGCATATTGCATGGTGTGCTCCTTATTTATACATAACGAAAACGCCTCGAGTGAAGCGTTATTGGTATGCATATAAAAAGGCCCTCACATTGGAGTGCAAAGAAGATTTCCAATAATCAGAACAAGTCGGCTCCTGTTTAGTTACGAGCGACATTGCTCCGTGTATTCACTCGTTGGAATGAATACACAGTGCAGTGTTTATTCGTATGCCTGTCTTTTAACCACATCAGGCTCGGTGGTTCTCGAGTACCCCTACAGCGAGAAATCGGATAAACTCTATTCACCCCTACAGTAAGAGAGTAATTTATATGGATGTGTTATCTGGTATAACTGCCGCGAAACAGGCTTATGATCTGCTGAAGACAATAAAAGAAACCAGAGACGATGCGGTTATCGCTAAAGCTATTGGTGATCTACACCAAAGAATAACTGACTTACAGATGCTTAATGCGGAGCTCTCTGGCCTTTATCAGGCCGAGAAGGAGATCGCAATGAAGCTTCGAGATGAAAATAGAAAAATCAAGATGTTTGTTGTGCAAGCTGAGAATTATGAACTTCATACAACTGAAGGTGGTTCTGTCGTGTATCGACCTAAGAGTCATTCCGATCCTTCTATTCAGCAGCATAACCTTTGTGCACATTGCTTCGGCGAACATAAAATATCGATACTTCAACCAAGCACGGTTACTATAAAATCTAATGGATTCTTTGTGCATTCATGTCCTCGCTGTAAGAATGAATACCGGATGTATAGAGCGCCAGCCCCTAAGCCTGTATATGTTCCGCCGCTGACAAATTATTAATTTTATTCCTGAAATAGCCTCTTCACCCCCTTACTTTGTCAGGGGGATATCTCCTTCAGTTCTGACCATTCGCCTTAATACTTTCCTTAAGTCGATGTAAAGTTGAAGGTCTCCATTTGCTGCGGCATCAGCCATTTTTTGCCTGACAAGCAGTAATGTTTCATACGGCTCAATAAGAATATCGTCATGAGTAATTAGGTGAAGCGTTGCCGCATCAACTATTCCTAGAGCTGCGCCAAGTATCAAAAATTCCCTGCTATTTTTGTCGCATGAGGAGATAAGCGTATTTAGCGCATACCTAATATTCTTTATAGCTGTTGTTAATGCTGCAATTTCTTCTATGGCGTCTTCTCCAATGAGCTTTTTAAGCTCATATTTTTCTTCCTGACCCATAATTACCTCGCTGTCAGTTGTTTTGATTTCCGGTAGCCTGCCGCGTAAAGAGCTACATTTGGAAGACATACACCAGTTTCTGGTTGCTTATGTCCAAACTCATTCGCGTACACAATGGCCGCTCGCTCCAGATTGCGTCTGTATTCTTTCTGTTGCCAGATCACGTCCTGTGCCATGAACTTAATTGGCTTAGCGTCTTCTATGCGATCAGGCGTTTCGTGAGTACCTTTAGCCTGAATCTGCGCTCTGCTTAGAGTAGGGCGGTGTAATACTTCTGAACTTATTGCTTCTTCGCGGGCCAGTACGCCGTTAGCTAATGCCTTTGCCTTTAAACGCTCACGACGACGAGAACGTGAATTGCCTTTGAACTGAGTTCTGCGTGTCATATAGACCTCCTGATGAACTTTGGTGGTGTGGTAGGTGGGAGACCCATTTCGACCTGTTTCGGCCTACTTCAATTCGGCAATAGTCCCGCAGGCCTCGCCGCTTTACGTGCGACATATTCCCGTCCATGAACCCTTCACCACACCCCAAAGTTCACTTTGGTTATTGCGCTTTGTCAGCGCCGTAGATTCATATTCGAATCGTTGTATATTCACCGCCCTGGTGAGTAGTGCGTCCTGCTGATGTGTTTAGTATCACCGCCAGTGGTATTTATGTCAACACCGCCAGAGATAATTTATCACCGCATATGGTTATCTGTATGTTTTTTATATAGATTTATTTTTTTGCAGGGGTGTGTGGCTTGGGAGGTGATCGAGAGATCTGAATTGCGATGTTTAGTGAGTTGTATCTATTAATTTTCAAATAAATACAATTGGTTATGTGTTATTGGGTGAAGGGGATCGTGAGGCAAAGAAAACCCGGCGCTGAGGCCGGGTTGTGTGTTACTTAAGAACGAGTCCGTTTAAGGCATCAAGGATTTTGGAAACATAACTTCCAAAAATGTAGGCGCAAAATGCGAACACGAAACTGACAACGACCGCAGATGCCTTGATGGTGATTTTTGCTGAGCTAATGCTTGTCTCAATACCTGACAGACGAGAATCTACAGATTTTATATCTGACTTTACTTCAGCGAGATCGCGCTTGATGTATTCAACATCAGACTCTAGCTTTGCAACTCTAGCCTCAAGCATGTTACCTCCGCCGTTTCCTCCACCATGCCGTGAGTATGCATCATCAGTGGAATAGTGTCCAATTGGGCGAGATATGTTTTGATTTGGACGAAGCTGAGCAACCTTGTTATCTAAACTCATCGCGAACTGATCCTGTTATCTTCACGTCAAAAAACGAACTTTTTACATCAATTACTTCGCCTTTATCAGGATTAACCAGTGATGCTCTAACTTCGAATATCCCAGGCTTGATAATTTTCACCCTTGGGAAGTTAATTCTCATAGAAGTTGATACGATGGTTTCTCCATCGTTGGCTTCTGCTACCGTAAAAAACTTATGGTTGGAGTACAGTTTTGTGTCAATTGGTATCGGTATTTCTTGAGCATTGAAAACCTCAATGCCTATGGAATATTTTTTTGTAGCCTTAAGGCCGATAAAAAAAGCGCCAAATGATAGATCCACTTCATGGGAGTCTTTATCCATTTCATAGATAAGAACCGGAGTTACTGGGTTGCCTTCATCCATCGCAATCGGAATGATATAAGAAATACGTTCTTTAATCATTTACGTGTTATCCAAACGTCTCTTCAGGCCACTGGCTGGCGATAACTTTCCCCACAACGGAACAACTCTCATTGCATGGGATCATTGGGTACTGTGGGTTTAGTGGTTGTAAAAACACCTGACCGCTATCCCTGATCAGTTTCTTGAAGGTAAACTCATCACCCCCAAGTCTGGCTATGCAGAAATCACCTGGCTCAACAGCCTGCTCAGGGTCAACCAGAATTAACATCCCGTCAGGAAAACTAGGTTTGGATCCTGTTGGCGCGGTCATGGAATTACCTTCAACCTCAAGCCAGAATGCAGAATCACTGGCTTTTTTGGTTGTGCTTACCCATCTCTCCGCATCACCTTTGGTAAAGGTTCTAAGCTCAGGCGAGAACATCCCGGCCTGAACATGAGAAAAAACAGGGTACTCATACTCACCTCTAAGTGACGGCTGCATACTAACCGCTTCATACATCTCGTAGATTTCTCTGGCGATTGAAGGGCTAAATTCTTCAACGCTAACGTTGAGAATTTTTGCAAGCAATGCGGCGTTATAAGCATTTAATGCATTGATGCCATTAAATAAAGCACCAACGCCTGACTGTCCCATCCCCATCTTGTCTGCGACAGATTCCTGGGATAAGCCAAGTTCATTTTTCTTTTTTTCATAAATAGCTTTAAGGCGACGTGCGTCCTCAAGCTGCTCTTGTGTTAATGGTTTCTTTTTTGCGCTCATACGTTAAATCTATCACCGCAAGGGATAAATATCTAACACCGTGCGTGTTGACTATTTTACCTCTAGCGGTGATAATGGTTGCATGTACTAAGGAGGTTGTATGGAACAACGCATAACCCTGAAAGATTATGCAATACGCTTTGGGCAAACCAAGACGGCTAAAGATCTCGGCGTATATCAAAGCGCGATTAACAAGGCCATTCATGCAGGCCGAAAGATTTTTTTAACTATAAACGCTGATGGAAGCGTTTATGCGGAAGAAATAAAGCCCTTCCCAAGTAACAAAAAAACAACTGCATAAGTAACACCGCTCTTTTCACAATGGACATTCGTCCTACGTCGCTGACAAAGCGAGCCCCAAGATATCTGACCAACTAAGGCCATATGCGTTTCCACGCATACCTTTCAACTAACTATTCACTATTGGAAAATTAACAAATGACACAAGCAAGTTACAGCAAGCCAACACAGCGAGAAATTGATCGCGCAGAAACAGATTTACTCATCAACCTGTCAACGCTTACCCAGCGCGGTCTGGCAAAGATGATTGGCTGTCATGAATCGAAGATAAGCAGAACGGACTGGAGATTTATTGCTTCGGTCTTGTGTGCTTTCGGAATGGCATCAGACATCAGTCCGATTAGTAGGGCTTTTAAGTATGCGCTTGATGGAATCACAAAGAAAAAATCCCCGGTGGCCGCCGGGGACTCTAAGCAAATTGATATGCAATTCTGAGGGAATTACTGGATCAATCCACAGGAGTCATTATGACAAAACGTCGTAAGAAATACCAGGAAAAAGAAGAGATTCGACACCCTGATTCACCTGAGGGATTAGTGGTAGCCGCAGCAAATAACAGGGCGTTCGCAGAGCGCCTTGTTGGTGTTTACAGACTAGCCAAAGCAGGAGTGAAACATGGGCGTCGTTAAGTTAGCTGATTACAGGCCTCAACTGGAGGTCGTGGAGCATCGCGTGGCAGAACTCGAAGATGGCTACACTCGGACTGCAAACACACTGTTAGAAGCCGCCATGCTTTCTGGACTTACTCTACATCAGTTACTGATTGTTATGGCTGTGTGGCGCAAGACATACGGTTACAACAAAAAAATAGATTGGATCGGAAACGAACAGTTCGCTGAACTCACTGGCATGGCACCAACCAAATGCTCTACCGCCAAAAACGAGCTTATCAGAATGGGAGTTCTCATTCAGGTGGGGCGTCAAGTTGGTATGAATACAAACATTTCCGAGTGGAAAACGAAAGTTAACGGATTCGGTAAAACATTTACCAATTCGGTAAAACAAACCTTCACCAAATCGGTAAAAAGCAATTTACCGAATCAGTCAAACACAAAAGACAATATACAAAAGACAATAAATACAAATACCCCCTTACCCCCTAACGGGGGCGGCGATGGGCAGGTTAAACCTGAACGTCGCAAGGCAGAACGAATCGACTACGAATCCTTCCTGAACGCCTACAACACCGAAGTCGGTGACAGACTTCCACACGCTGTTGCGGTCAACGAGAAACGAAAACGCCGCCTGAAGAAAATCATCCCGCAACTGAAAACGCCAAACGTGGACGGTTTCAGAGCGTATGTCAGGGCGTTTGTGCATCAGGCCAAGCCGTTTTACTTCGGAGACAACGACACGGGCTGGACGGCTGATTTTGATTACCTGCTGAGAGAAGACTCGTTAACGGGAGTTCGGGAAGGGAAGTTTGCAGACAGGGGGATTGCATGAGACAGGATATCGAAGCGAGCGTTATCGGTGGCCTGCTGATTGGTGGATTAACTCCAACCGCCAGTGACGTTCTGGCAACGCTGGAGCCGGAAGCGTTTTCAATTCCGCTCTACAGAAAAGCCTTCGAGGTTATCCGCAAGCAGGCGCGAAACAGAAACCTAATCGACGCGCTGATGGTTGCCGAGGAGTGCGGAGAGGAGCATTTCACGTCAATCCTGATGACCAGCAAAAACTGCCCGAGTGCCGCAAACCTGAAGGGATATGCCGGAATGGTCGCGGATAACTATCACCGCCGTCTGGTGCTGAAAATCATGGATGAAATGCGTGAACCAATCCAAAGCGGAACCATCGACGCATCGAGTCAGGCGATGGATGAACTTGTAAAACGTCTCTCAGCCATCAGAAAGCCCCGTGACGAGGTTAAACCTGTACGGTTAGGGGAAATCATCACTGACTACACTGACACGCTTGACAGGCGTCTGAGGAACGGAGAAGAGTCAGATACCCTGAAGACCGGAATCGAAGAACTTGATGCCATCACCGGAGGGATGAACGCAGAAGACCTTGTGATAATCGCTGCTCGTCCTGGTATGGGGAAAACCGAACTGGCGCTGAAGATTGCCGAAGGCGTTGCAAGCCGCGTTATTCCTGGTTCTGACGTCCGGCGCGGGGTATTGATTTTCTCAATGGAAATGAGCGCATTGCAGATTGCAGAGCGAAGCATTGCCAACGCCGGGAGGATGTCGGTTAGCGTACTGCGAAATCCTGCATCGATGGATGACGAAGGCTGGGCGCGTGTTGCTAACGGCATGAGTCAGCTTGCAGATTTGGATGTATGGGTAGTCGATGCCTCGCGGTTATCGGTCGAAGAAATACGCTCAATCGCAGAACGACACAAACAGGAAAATCCAAACCTCTCACTCATCATGGTGGATTATCTTGGCCTGATTGAGAAGCCGAAAGCAGACCGCAACGACCTCGCAATTGCTCACATCTCAGGAAGCCTTAAGGCGATGGCGAAAGACCTGAAAACGCCTGTTATCTCCCTAAGTCAGCTTTCACGCGATGTTGAGAAGCGACCAAACAAACGCCCGACAAACGCAGATTTGCGTGATTCAGGAAGCATTGAGCAGGACGCAGACTCAATCATCATGCTCTATCGGGAAGCGGTATATGACGAGAACAGTAGCGCCGCGCCATTTGCTGAAATCATCGTGACGAAAAACCGTTTTGGCTCACTTGGTACGGTTTACCAGCGGTTCTGTAACGGACACTTTGTTGCATGTGACCAGGATGAAGCCAGACAGATTTGCACAGCATCAAATGCACCTGCTGCGCGTGGCAGACGATATGCACAAGGGGCTGACGTATGACCATCTACATCACTGAGCTGATAGCAGGGTTATCGTTACTAATGGTTCTTACTGTATATATTATTAAGTATATTCTTTATGCGAATAAAAAAACTAATTGATCACGATGAGCTTCTGTCAACATTATCATATGACTCAGAAACAGGAATATTTAAATGGCTAAAAACAAATTCAGTAGTAAGAGTAAAAGGTAGTATTGCTGGAGGTGTTAGTGGTGGTTATATATGCATTAGCATAAATAATGTTTTGTATTATGCGCATAGACTTGCTTGGTTCTATGTATACAAAAAATGGCCTCCTAAGTTTATTGATCATGTAAATGGGAACAGACTTGACAATAGGATTTCAAATCTAAGACTGGCAACAGAGGAGCAGAATGCAAGAAACATTGTAGGGAATAGGTTAAACACATCCGGTGCGATTGGAGTGTCTTGGGATAAGACAACTGGCAGGTGGAAGTCTTATGTTGGTTATAAAAATAAGACAATATCGTTAGGGTATTTCGATAGCAAAGAAGATGCAGCATTCATAGCAGCACTAGCAAGAAAGAAACTATATGGAACTTATGCGAGTAAAGCACTTAATTGCGAGCATGAGCTTTTATCTCAATTTAATAATGATGAGGATAAACTTGCGGAATATCTTAAGGAAAAATCTAAAAGGACTCGAAAGCGTGTTAAAAAAAGATAAAGGCCTGCTGGTAATCGCAGGCCTTTTTATTTGGGGGAGAGTAAATCGTGGTTGAGTTGATTTTTTCTGCATTGAGGATTCTCGGTGCTATGTGGATGGTGGCGACGTTCATTGTGGTTGCCAGCAGTTTTGTCCGGCTGGTAGGCGAAGGTAAAGACCTGGTTGGTGTGCTTTTCGGTAGCATTTTCCTGTGGGTGATTATCGGTGTTATGCCTGTTGTCGTAGCAAAAGTGGCGTGGCGTTTTGTGAGTTGAGGTAACGATGAAGCAAACAATCTTCCTCCGAAGTAAGCAACAACAGCAAGCCGCAATCAACGCCATCCTCGAAACTCCTCTCGATAAAGACAAGCCAGTCACCATCCGCATTACTGACTACAAGCGCAACCTTGACCAGAACGCAAAATTTCACGCGATGCTGGCGGATATCGCACGTCAGGTTCAATGGTGCGATAAATGGTTAAAACCAGAACAATGGAAGGTTTTGTTGATAAGCGGTCATGCAGTGGCAACAAAGCAGGAAGCTGATGTTTTGCCCGGGCTTGAAGGCGAATACGTCAACATTCGCGAAAGCAGCGCGCAGATGAGTGTGAAGCGCATGGCAAGTCTGATTGAGTACACGACAGCCTGGGCTATTGGTCAGGGTGTCAGATTTACCGACAGGAGGTATGAATGAGACGACAGCGACGAAGTATCACCGACATCATCTGCGAAAACTGCAAATACCTTCCAACGAAGCGCTCCAGAAATAAACGCAAGCCAATCCCAAAAGAATCTGACGTAAAAACCTTCAACTACACGGCTCACCTGTGGGATATCCGGTGGCTAAGACATCGTGCGAGGAAATGACAATGGATTATTCACAGTTAAGTGATTTTGAAATTAACTTAAAAGTCGCGCATATCGTGCTAGGAAAAAACAATTACGACTGGGATCCAGAAAAGAAAGAAGTTTACTTGGCTGGAATTGATGGTGGTGAGTTTTTGCCTTGCGGATATTTTGACCCATGTAATATGGCCGCTGACGCATATCCGATCATCACTGAAAACAAAATTAGCACCATGTGGATGACAGCGGAAAAAGAATGGTGCGCATGGTCAGGAGGTGATTTAGAGGAAGGTTGTTGGGAATGGGAAAATATTCCTGACTACTGCTTCTGCGGTGAATCGCCTCTCCGCGCCGCCATGATTGTATTTCTCATGATGCAGGACGCCAATAATGCTTAGCCCATCCCAATCCCTTCAATACCAGAAAGAAAGCGTCGAGCGAGCTTTAACGTGCGCTAACTGCGGTCAGAAGCTGCATGTGCTGGAAGTTCACGTGTGCTCCGATTGCTGCGCAGAACTGATGAGCGATCCGAATAGCTCAATGTACGAGGAAGAAGACGATGAATGAGTTAATAAATGGCAATGCCATCAAAATGACAAGCATTGAAATCGCTGAGTTGGTGGGAAGTCGTCCAGATAACGTAAAAATATCAATAGAGCGCCTGGCTAAATCTGGAGTTATTCAACTTCCTGCATTGCAGGTTTTCGAAAAAATCAATAACTTAGGACTGCGCCGTAGTGTCGAGGCTTACGTCTTCGAAGGCGAACAAGGCAAGCGCGACAGCATTATTGTCGTTGCCCAGTTGTCGCCGGAATTCACCGCTCGTCTTGTTGACCGTTGGCGAGAGCTTGAAGAAACTGCGGTTAATATCCCAAAAACGCTACCAGAAGCGTTGCGCCTTGCTGCTGACCTTGCTGAGCAGAAAATGCAACTGGAAAACCAGCTCGCAATTGCCGCACCTAAAGTTGAGTTTGCCGATCGCGTTGGCGAGGCCAGCGGAATTTTGATTGGAAACTTTGCAAAGGTTGTTGGAATTGGTCCAAACAAACTGTTTGCGTGGATGCGCGATCACAAAATCCTTATTGCTTCAGGTTCCCGGCGCAATGTGCCAATGCAGGAATATATGGATCGCGGCTATTTCACAGTGAAAGAAACAGCGGTCAACACAAATCACGGAATACAGATATCGTTCACCACAAAAATCACCGGGCGTGGTCAACAGTGGCTGACCAGAAAGCTGCTAGATAACGGAATGCTGAAAGTAACAGGGGAGGCTGCTTAATGGCTAACCTACGCAAAGAAGCGCGCGGCAGAGAATGCCAGGTACGTATTTACGGCATATGCAATGGCAACCCTGAAACTACAGTTCTGGCACATTACCGGATGGCTGGAATTTGCGGAACGGGAATGAAACCTGACGACCTGATCGGCGCATGGGCTTGTAGCGCGTGTCACGATGAAATCGACCGACGCACCCATAATCTCGACAACAAAGACGCCAGACTTTACCACCTCGAAGGCGTGATCAGGACGCAGGCGATCCTGCTGAAGGAGGGGAAGATTAAGCCATGAACGAATATCAGTTTGTACTTCCATACCCACCGTCGCTGAATACCTACTGGCGAAGACGGGGAAGTCAATACTACATCAGCGATAAAGGCCAGAAATACCGAAAAGACGTTCAGCAAATCATCCGCCAACTTAAGTTAGACATTTTCACCAAATCACGACTCCGCATCAAAGTCATCGCAGACGTTCCAGACTCCCGCCGCCGCGACCTCGACAACATCCTGAAAGGTTTACTCGACTCTCTTATCCACGCCGGATTTGCGGAAGACGACGAGCAATTCGATGACATTCGCGTAATTCGTGGCGTGAAAGTACCAGGCGGAAGGCTTGGAATAAAAATCACCGAACTGGAGAGCGTATGAACGCCACAATTCAAACGATACCAGAGCTTCTTATCCAGACACGAGGCAATCAGACCGAAGTGGCGAGGATGCTTTCCTGCGCAAGAGGAACAGTGCTCAAGTACAACCGAGACAGCAAAGGCGAGCGTCACGTAATAGTTAACGGCGTCCTGATGGTCAAACAGGGCAAAAGGGGAAGGCCATGAGACTCGAAAGCGTAGCTAAATTTCATTCGCCAAAAAGCCCGATGATGAGCGACTCACCACGGGCTACGGCTTCTGACTCTCTTTCCGGTACTGATGTGATGGCTGCTATGGGGATGGCGCAATCACAAGCCGGATTCGGAATGGCTGCATTCTGCGGTAAGCATGAACTCAGCCAGAACGACAAACAAAAGGCTATCAACTATCTGATGCAATTTGCACACAAGGTATCGGGGAAATACCGTGGTGTGGCAAAGCTTGAAGGAAATACTAAGGCAAAGGTACTGCAAGTGCTCGCAACATTCGCTTATGCGGATTATTGCCGTAGTGCCGCGACACAGGGTGCAAGATGCAGAGATTGCCACGGTACAGGTCGTGCGGTTGATATAGCAAAAACAGAGCAGTGGGGGAGAGTTGTTGAGAAAGAGTGCGGAAGATGCAAAGGCGTCGGCTATTCAAGGATGCCAGCAAGCGCCGCATATCGCGCTGTAACGATGCTAATCCCCAACCTTACCCAACCCACATGGTCACGCACTGTTAAGCCGCTGTATGACGCTCTGGTGGTGCAATGCCACAAAGAAGAGTCAATCGCAGACAACATTTTGAATGCGGTCACGCGTTAGCAGCATGATTGCCACGGATGGCAACATATTAACGGCATGATATTGACTTTTTGAATAAAGTTGGGTAAATTTGACCCAAAGATGGGTTAATTCGCTCGTTGTGGTAGTGAGATGAAAAGAGGCGGCGCTTACTACCGATTCCGCCTAGTTGGTCACTTCGACGTATCGTCTGGAACTCCAACCATCGCAGGCAGAGAGGTCTGCAAAATGCAATCCCGAAACAGTTCGCAGGTAATAGTTAGAGCCTGCACAACGGTTTCGGGATTTTTTATTTGGGTCAGTCGTATAAAGGTCATTACGGAAGGCTGTTAACCTTCTTATCGTGGTTCGAGTCCACGCTGTCCCGCCAAATATGCTGGTTTATCTCCAATGGTAGGGCGGTCGCCTTGTAAGCGAATGGGTAGCGGTTCAAGTCCGTTAACCAGCACCATAACTGAGCCGTAGCCACTGGCTATCCTGAATTCATCAGTGATAGTTACGCTGCGGCCTTCTTTTTTCCCCTTCCCAATATAAGAACTACGCAATCCGTTACTGGCGGAGGCGTTGCTATGAAATCAATGGACAAAATCTCAACTGGCATTGCCTACGGAACATCTGCTGGTAGTGCAGGATACTGGTTTTTGCAGTGGTTGGATCAGGTCAGTCCGTCACAGTGGGCTGCGATTGGAGTGCTTGGAAGCCTTGTGTTGGGTTTTCTCACTTGTCTGACAAATCTGTATTTCAAAATCAGAGAAGACAGACGAAAGGCTGCGAGAGGTGAATAATGCCTCCATCATTACGAAAAGCCGTTGCTGCTGCTATTGGTGGTGGGGCTATTGCCATAGCATCTGTGTTAATCACTGGCCCAAGTGGTAACGATGGTCTGGAAGGTGTGAGACATAATCCTTACAAAGACATAGTTGGTGTATGGACTGTATGTTACGGGCATACAGGAAAAGACATCATTCCCGGTAAAACGTATACCGAAGCAGAATGCAAAGCCCTCCTGAATAAAGACCTTGCCACGGTCGCCAGACAAATTAACCCGTACATCAAAGTCGATATACCGGAAACAACGCGCGGCGCTCTTTACTCGTTCGTTTACAACGTGGGTGCAGGCAATTTCAGAACATCGACGCTTCTTCGCAAAATAAACCAGGGCGATATCAAAGGCGCATGTGACCAGCTACGTCGCTGGACATACGCTGGCGGTAAGCAATGGAAAGGGCTGATGACCCGTCGTGATATTGAGCGTGAAGTCTGTTTGTGGGGGCTGCAATGAGCAGGTTAACCGCGATTATCTCTGCTCTGATTATCTGCATCATCGTCTGCCTGTCATGGGCTGTTAATCATTACCGTGATAACGCCATCGCCTACAAAGACCAGCGCGATAAAGCCACATCCATCATCGCTGATATGCAGAAGCGTCAACGTGATGTAGCAGAACTCGATGCCAGATATACAAAGGAGCTTGCTGATGCTAACGCGACTATCGAAAGTCTCCGTGATGATGTTTCTGCTGGGCGTAAGCGGCTGCAAGTCGCCGCCTCCTGTGCAAAGTCAAAGACCGGAGCCAGCGGCATGGGCGATGGAGAAAGCCCAAGACTTACAGCAGATGCTGAACTCAATTATTACCGTCTCCGAAGTGGAATCGACAAGATAACCGCGCAGGTTAACTACCTGCAGGAATACATCAGGACGCAATGCCTGAAATAATTTTTTTGCAAATCACAAAGTCAATTTAATGAGCCTCGCGATGCGGGGCTTTTTGCAATAAATGCGTACCGCAACGCATGTTTTTTACACCGAACCTGCCCCTTTGGAATGGGCCTTTGAGGATACCAGTTAGTGCTGGCGAGCCTCGGTGGGCTGGTTTCCTATGCGGCAAAGGTTCATTTCAAATGGTAGGTAAACGTTATGAATATCGTGCCACTTAATTACAAAGGTGAAATTGTCAGTTTCAACACTGATGGTTGGATCAACGTCACAGGTGTTGCTGAGAGATTTGGGAAACGCATTGATAACTGGATGCGTTTGGCAGAAACGCTTGAATACGTTCGTGCTTTAGACGAAGCGTTGACCGGGAAAGAATCTCAAATTTTACATCCCTCACAATCGAGGTATGTAAAAACCAGCAAGGCACGAAAGGACAGGGGTGGTGGTACGTGGCTACATCCAAAACTTTCAGTTGCATTTGCCCGTTGGTGTGATGCTCGTTTTGCTGTGTGGTGCGACCTGCACATTGATAGTCTGCTTCGCGGTGAACTGACTGAGCAGCAGAAATATGAGCAAGCATGTCGCATTCGCGATGACCGGAAATCAAAAGCCAGCAATGGGGCAAGAGAGATGGCTCGCTGGCGATGGGATAAGCCGGTTATTGAAGCAAATGTTGAGTACTGGCGCGAGCAACTGCAGTTGACTCTCGATATCGCGTGCTGATGGCAAACGCAAAACTGCGTTATCGGAAAAATCAAAGCATTACGAGAACTGAGCAACGGCTATCCATTACAAAGCCCATCTACGGGTGGGCTTGATAATGAAACCGGAATTTATTCTTGGCAACCAGTTACGGCAGTACCACGAAGCAACCCAAGCCAGTAAGTGGGGAAATAACACCGGCAGCCACTGAAAGATGAACCTCCTGCCTTATGGCAAAAAAGATTCTTTGTGGTGGCGGACTGATGGAAAGACATCCTAATCAAGCAACCACTCTACAGGGTCATAATTATGAGCGACCAGCAAATCGAAAAAGAAATCGTTGAGAAAGGCAAAACAGCCCCGCGAATCACTCCTCAGCACATCGAAGACGTGATTAAAAGCGAGCATTACTTTACTGCTTATGATGGACGTAATGGTGCCATTTCCAGCAACGAATATTGTGGCAGGGAAAAACCAGAAGAAGGCGATCGTGATTTATCACCATTGAAGTTGCTCACTTTCTGCGTACTGGTGCTGAAGAATGGCTTCACCGTCACCGGAGAGAGTGCCTGTGCAAGCCCGGAAAACTTTGATGCAGAAATTGGTCGGAAGATTGCCCGGCAGAATGCTGTAAACAAAATCTGGATGCTCGAAGGTTACTTGCTGAAGCAGTCACTGATTGAAAGCGCGAAAGAGTCATCAGCCTGAAATAACAACTAAGTGAGATGAATATGGCAGCACTCAACATGCTGCCTTTTATCGTTGATTAGTTTAACCGCGAGCTTCACGACCGTTTTCGTCTTCAGGCACACGGAAACGCCAGTACTTATCTGGCTTAACCCAAACAACACTTTCACCGCTATCAACCCTGAATTTATTAATCACTTTTGTTGATAGCGCTTGGTTGCCATCCGCATTTTCTTTGAGGTGCTGCTCGTTATGTTGTTTAACGAGATAATCCACAACATCCTGCTGATAAAGGCAACCCTCTGTTGATAAAACGGACATCATCCATGATGAAATATCATCAAGAGTTAAGGTTGGTGTGTTTGGGACTATGGCTTTGGGGTAACGCGCTCAAGAGATTCCGGTTTGAAATATCCTTGCTCAAGCTTCTTGCCAGCAAACCATTGACAAAGAAAAGAGTTACCGTGGGTAGATGAAAATGACCTGATAGTCATGTCAGGTCCGCCTGATTTCAGTTTAACAATGTCACCTGTTTTAAAGTCATCGTTCATAACAATCTCCTTATGGGAAGTAAAAAATGGCACTCACCGACAAACAAGAAATGTTCTGTCGCGAGTACCTCATCGATTTAAATGCCACGCAAGCGGCTATTCGGGCGGGGTACAGCGCAAAGACAGCTAACCGTACCGCATCCGAAAACCTGTCAAAACCTGATATCAAGTTAAGAATCTCCGAACTGAAAGCGCAACGCAATGATCTTGTTGGTATTAATGCAGAATATGTACTTAATCGCCTTCTTGAAATCGACCAGATGGATGTGCTCGACATTCTCCTGCAAAACGGTGAGTTAAAGCCCATTAAAGACTGGCCTAAGGTATGGCGCACAACGCTATCAGGAATGGATGTTATGGAGATGGTATCCGCAGATAGTGCCGCACTTCTGAAGAAAATCAAATGGCCTGATAAGGTTAAAAACCTCGAACTTCTTGGTAAGCATGTTTCTGTTCAGGCATTTAAAGAACAATCTTCTCACGAGCTAACCGGCAAAGACGGCGGCGCAATCCAGATTGAAACATCACCGATGAGCACTCTATTCGGAAAATGACCTCGATTAATCCTATCTTTGAACCGTTCATTGAGGCGCATCGCTACAAAGTCGCCAAAGGCGGTCGAGGTAGCGGTAAGTCATGGGCAATTGCGAGGCTGCTTGTTGAGGCGGCGCGTCGGCAGCCTGTGCGTATTCTCTGCGCTCGTGAACTGCAAAACAGTATCAGCGATTCGGTAATCCGGTTGCTTGAAGACACCATAGAGCGGGAAGGGTATTCGGCTGAGTTTGAAATTCAGCGTTCAATGATTCGTCATCTCGGAACGAATGCTGAATTCATGTTCTACGGCATAAAAAACAACCCGACGAAGATTAAATCGCTCGAAGGTATTGATATCTGCTGGGTGGAGGAAGCGGAAGCGGTAACGAAGGAATCATGGGATATCCTGATACCAACCATCCGCAAGCCGTTTTCCGAAATATGGGTGAGTTTCAACCCTAAGAACATCCTCGACGATACCTATCAGCGATTCGTCGTAAATCCTCCCGATGATATTTGCCTGCTGACGGTGAACTACACCGACAATCCGCACTTTCCTGAAGTTCTCCGTCTGGAGATGGAAGAGTGTAAACGCAGAAATCCGACACTGTATCGTCACATCTGGCTTGGTGAGCCGGTAAGCGCAAGTGATATGGCAATCATCAAACGTGAATGGCTTGAAGCCGCAACCGATGCGCACAAGAAACTCGGATGGAAAGCGAAAGGCGCGGTTGTTTCTGCTCATGACCCATCAGATACAGGGCCGGATGCTAAAGGTTATGCATCGCGTCACGGTTCGGTAGTTAAGCGCATTGCCGAAGGTCTGCTGATGGACATCAACGAGGGGGCTGACTGGGCTACTTCGCTGGCGATTGAAGACGGTGCTGACCACTACTTGTGGGATGGTGATGGTGTCGGTGCAGGGCTACGCAGACAGACAACGGAAGCGTTCTCCGGTAAGAAAATCACCGCCACGATGTTCAAGGGCAGCGAATCGCCATTTGATGAAGATGCACCATATCAGGCTGGAGCATGGGCTGATGAAGTCGTACAGGGTGACAACGTTCGCACTATTGGTGATGTGTTCCGCAATAAGCGAGCGCAATTCTATTACGCGCTGGCTGACAGGCTGTATCTGACATATCGGGCGGTTGTTCACGGTGAGTATGTGGACCCCGACGACATGCTGAGTTTCGACAAAGAAGCGATAGGCGAGAAGATGCTGGAGAAGCTGTTTGCAGAACTGACGCAGATTCAGCGCAAATTCAATAACAACGGGAAGCTGGAGCTAATGACTAAGGTCGAAATGAAGCAGAAGCTCGGTATTCCATCTCCTAACCTGGCTGATGCGCTGATGATGTGTATGCATTGCCCAGAGTCGGCTGCGCAACCCGACTATTCCAGTTACTCAATTCCTTGTGGTGTAGGTTGATATGGCAGAAAAAAAGATGACTGACTGGCATCGCAAGGTGCTGTGCAACTTTGATAATGCCTGGTCAGCAACGCAGGATATGCGTGAGCAGATTATTGAGGCTCAACGTTTCGTCCGGGTGTCCGGCGCACAGTGGGAAGGCAGCACAAACGCTGGTTACTCATTTGATGAAGGCAGGTTTGAGCATTACCCGCGCTTTGAATTGAATAAGATTGCCCGTGAATGTGATCGCATCATTGGCGAGTATCGACAGAATCGCATCAGCGTTAAATTCAGGCCGAAGGACGATAAGGCATCGGAAGCGTTAGCCGAAAAAATGAACGGCAAATTCCGCGCTGACTATCAGGAAACATCCGGTGGCGAAGCGTGTGATAACGCATTTGATGATGCCGTAACGGGTGGATTCGGTTGTTTCCGCATGTGTGCCGATTACGAAGATGAAATGGATCCGAGTAACGAGCAGCGACGCATCAGTCTTCTTCCTGTTTACGACCCAGCGACATGCGTCTTCTTCGATCAGGACAGCAAGCAATATGACCGCTCTGATGCTATGTGGGCTATGGAAATGTTCTCCATGACGCCTAAAGCGTTCGAGGCTGAATACCCTGATTCCATCGCGGCAAGCCTTTCTCGTGATGACACTGGCACTCAATATGACTGGTCAACGCCCGATGCCATCTATGTTGGACGCTACTACGAAGTTCGCATAGAGAAGGTGAAGCTCACGGCGTGGCGCAACCCTGTTAGCGGAGAAACGGCAATCTATGATGAAGAGCAAATCAAAGATATTGTCGACGAGCTGACCGATGGTGCATTCGAACTGATTGGCGAGCGAACGGTGAAGAAGCGCCGCGTTTATTGCGGTCTTCTGTCTGGCGCTGAATGGCTGGAAGAACCGAAGCGTATTCCGGGTGAACATATTCCTCTCATCCCGGTATATGGGCGTCGATCATTTGTTGATAATCAGGAGCGAATCGAAGGTCACGCAGCAAAAGCGATGGATGCACAGCGTCTTGAGAACCTGATGGTTTCCATGATTGCAGATAACGCTACTCAGGCGGGCGGTGATGGCATTCCTATCGTGGATGTTGATTTCATTCCCGGTCCATTAATGAATCACTGGGCAGAGAGGAATAAGAAAAGACCAGCAGTTCTTCCTATGACCAGCAAGAAGGACAAAAACGGAACGGTCATTTCAGAAGCTCAGGTTGCTGGCTGGACACCTCCGACACAAATGCCTCCAGCTCTTGCCGGGCTGTTGCAGTACACCGGAACGGCTATTCAGCAAATTACCGGGGCTTCGCAGCTTGATAACATGCCGAGCAACGTCGCTACCGATACCGTTGATAGTATCTTTAACCGGATGGATACGCAGTCCTATATCTACATGGACAACATGGCTAAATCCATGCGCCGCGCTGGCGTTGTGTGGCTTTCTATGGCGCGTGAGGTCTATGGCAGTGATACGCCGATGCGTATCGTTAATGAGGACGGCAGCGATGACGTGGCGCTGATGACTGGTGAAGTGGTTGACCGTCAGACAGGGCAGGTTATCGCGCTTAACGACCTTTCGCAGGGTAACTATGAAGTGACTGTCGATGTCGGTCAGTCGTTTGCTACTCGCCGTGATGCAACGGTTAAGTCGTTACTTTCCATGCTGGCACTTATCCCACCAGGAACGCCGAAGCACGACCTTGTATCGTCGATGATTCTCGACAATATGGACGGCGAAGGGATGGACGACCTTAAAGAATACAACCGCAATCAGTTGCTTCTGTCTGGAGTTATAAAGCCGAGAACGCCAGAAGAGCAGCAAATGGTTGAACAGGCGAAACAACAACAGGCCAGTCAGCCAGATCCGGCTATGGTTGCAGCGCAAGGTCAGCTTCTTGCTGGTCAGGCTGAATTGCAGAAAGCGCAGAACGAACAGGCAGCCATTCAGGTTAAAGCATTCCAGGCACAGACTGATGCTCAGGTTGCAGCGGCAAACGTTGTGAAAATCCTCGCATCTGCCGATAGCCAGCAGAAATCTGATATCCGCGAGGCTCTGAAACTGCTCGGACAGTTCCAGCAACAGCAAGGAGATAATGCCCGTGCTGATGCAGAGCTTGTCCTGAAAAGTCAGGCACAGGGCCATGCGCAGCGCATGGACATCAGCAGCATCCTGCAAAAATCAACTCAGCAACAACCACAGCAGTAATTAACCCATAACGTGCAATGGCTGTCTTTATGAGGCCTGGCACCCTATTGCCTTCCGATGGGCTGAACATCGAGTAAACAGGGGTAACAAATGGACCAGATGGCAGAAAACACACCAGAAGTTGAAATCGAAACCGACGCGTCAGAGCAGATTCCTGATGATGTCGAACTGGCTGAAGAAGTCGAAACAGAAGATGGCAGTGAGTCCTCCGGCAATGATGCAGAGGAAGCTACTGAAACTGATGACGACGAATCAGAACGGGAATTCTACTTTGGTGACGAAAAGCTGGATTCGCCAACCAGCGAAGATGGCGCAGAGCATGGACTGGTAAAACACCTGCGCAAGACGATTAAAGAGAAAGACCGTGAGCTGAAAGAGCTGATGCGTCAGTCTCAGAAACCCGTCGAGCAGCAGCCGGTAATCACTCAACCACCGCGAATGCCAAAACTGGATGATGAGGACATCGGTTTCGATGAAGAAATCTACCAGCAACGCATGGCTAAGTGGGCGGAGGACAACGGCAAGTACCAGGAGCAAGTACGAGAGCGGAAACGAGAGGAAGAGGCGCGTACCGCAACGCTTCAGCAGAAAGCAGCCAATTACATGCATAGAGTAAAAGCACTGAAAGTGGCTGGTTACCAGGATGCAGAGCAGGCTGTACGCGAAGATGTTCCTGTTCACATTCAGGACATGATCCTTCTTGAGTCAGAGAAGCCGGAAATCGTTGTTCTGGCACTCGGTCGCAACGCTGAACTGCGCAAGCAACTGGCAGAAGCTACCAACCCCGTAGCAATTGGTCGTCTGCTGGAACGTATCGAATCGAAGGCCAGAATCATGCCAAAAGCAAAAACCACGGCAGCCACAACCCCGACAGTTAAGGGGAGCAACGGCGCAGTAATCAACAACCTCGACAAACTGAAAGCCAAGGCGCTGGAAAGTGGTGACTGGACGCCGTATTTCGCCGCTAAAAAGGCAAAAAAATAACCTATCGGAGCATTAAGCATGGCTAACCAATTAGCAAAAGACCTTGAAATCATGTTCGAAAACTACGTTGAAGGCTTTGAGGCCGCCTGCGTAGTTTCCCGTAACGCTAAAAAATTCCGTCCCGGTGATACAGCAATGCAGCGAGCAGGTGATGTTCTGTATCGTCCGCAGCATTACCACATGAACATTGAGGAAGGCCTCGATCTCAGCAGCAAAACGCCAACAGCACTGGTTCAGCGCCTTGTTCCTTCAGTGTTCAAGGAGCCGAAAAACATTCTGTACACTCTGGATGCGCGTGAAATGCGTGACCCGGAACATAAAACTGAAGCTGGTCGCGCCGCAGGTATGCGCCTTGCTGCACAGATTGACTCTGACCTGATTTCCATGGTTACGCAGCGTGCTACTAACGTGATCACGATGGCTGACTCAACCACAGGTTCACAGGGCCGTGATTTGTGGAACTGTGCGGCAGGTATTGATGCCACCATGACGGCGATTGGTGTACCTCAGGGTATCAACCGTCGCTCTTTCTGGAACCCCTTCAACTACAAAGACCTTGCTGGCGAGCTTGGTCACCGTGCCTATGCTCAGGGCGCAACCCTGACAGCATACGAAAAAGCGCAGATCCCTCCGGTTGCGTCCTTCGATAGCTACAAGACCGATATTTCTGGTCGTGTTCCGAAGGGTACAGCAACTTCCCTGACACTGGCGGCTGAACCTGCGCACAAGGTTGAAGCGAAAGATGCCAACGATATGCCAGTGGATAACCGACAGGGTACTATTACGGTATCTGCATCTGGTTTGCAGGTTGGCGATGCGTTCACCATTGCTGGCGTGAATTCCGTACACCAGATCACCAAAGACACCACCGGGCAGCCGCAGGTATTCCGCGTTCTGGCAGTAAGCGGAACGACAGTAACTATCTCCCCGAAAATTCTGCCGCCTGACAACGCGGATGTCGCCAGCCGACCATATGCAAACGTTGATGCTAACGCGGCAAATGGTGCAGCAATTACCATTCTCAACAAAAATGCCGCACCGGCTAACCTGTTCTGGGCTGATGGTTCTGTTGAGCTGATGTACGGCAAACTGGCGTTCCCGACTGGTCAGGGTCCACAGGTAATGACAGCAACCACCGAGCAGGGCGCTACGCTGATCATGTCTTACGCCTTCGACCACATCAAAGGCGTAACCACTGCGCGTTTCACCACTCTGTACGGTTGCTCTGTACTGGTTCCTGAATATACGGGCATCGTTATTGCCGGGCAGTAATTTTAGTGGGGCTTCGGCCCCATTTTTATTGGGAGAAGACAATGGCACGAACAATGCTCTATAAGCCTGGCAACATGATCACCTGTGGTCAGTTTGCTGTCGATTACGTCATTGTTGATGACGAAGAAGTTAAATCTCACCTGAAAAAAGGCTGGGTAAAAACTCCTGAAGAAACCGCAACGAAGCAAAAAGTGGCTAAGGCGGAAGAAGATGGCGAAAACGAAGGGTGATCTCGTTCTTAAGGCTTTACGAAAAGCCGGGCTGTATTCCAATGCCACGTTGACAGATGCTGACCCTCAGGCAATTGAAGATGCCATTAATGACCTCGAAGACATGATGGCAGCATGGCAGGCGAAAGGTATCGAGCTTGGGTATCAGTTTGCTGATACAGAAAACGGCATCATGCCGTTACCTGACGATGATTCGGGTATCCCTGCATGGGCAAATGATGGCGTCGCTTTGAAACTCGCTGTGCAAGTGTGCATGGATAACGTCATTCAGCCGTCAGACGCTCTCCTTACCGCTGCTGATAGTACATATCAAACAATCTGTATCGCTTTAACCAAAATACCACCACTTGAGCGGCGAAATGACATGCCTCGCGGTAGTGGTAACAAAAGCGCGTTTACGTGGAATCGGTTTTACATCGAGAAAGATGATCCGAGTACGTGAGGTGAATAAATGCCGATTCAGCAACTTCCGCTCATGAAAGGTGTCGGCAAAGACTTCCGAAATTCCGACTATATCGACTATCTGCCAGTGAATATGTTGGCTACACCCAAAGAAATCCTGAACAGCAGCGGATATCTTCGCTCATTCCCGGGCATTGCCAAACGTTCTGATGTGAATGGTGTATCGCGCGGTGTCGAGTACAACATGGCGCAGAATGCTGTTTATCGCGTGTGTGGTGGCA